GTCCATGCTGAGTTCTTAGCAGTCTTGATAAATCCTGTCCATACACTATAATTTTTCTTTTTCATAGTATGATTAAAACCTGAGGTTTGTATAGTTTAGTTAATTTTTCAATAGAATATATTTTATCATTCTGTGGTTCTATGTACCAGGCTTTTCCATATTTGTCTACGAATATATTATAAGCATGTCCTGTACTAAAAACAATCCCTACAGAAAGAGTTGGGTATTTTGTCTTTAAGTTATTATAAAGTTTAAATGCAAAATTATCGCAATCGTAATCTTTATTATATATTCTCCAATTAGTAAAATCTTTTTTAAGTAATTTCTTGAACTGTTCTAACGAACAGGAAGAATACTTTTCGTCTAATAAATAGTGTTGTGCGTGATTAAGTATTTTAAAATTAATCTCTGGTAAAGCATATTTTATTTTTGATTTAAGAATTGGTTGCATTACTACTTTTGTTTTGAATTTCGCTTTAAAGTAATTTATTAATTGTTGTATCATTTTATTTAATTCTCATTATCCAAACAACTGTGTAGAATGGAGGTCTATTTTCTGTATTTGAAGCTCCAAATGTGTCTGGCTGTTCTGAATTTTGACCCCATGCTGTTCCGCCCGTTGTTGGGATGTTGTCTCTTCCTGTTCTCATTGGATGTGTATGTGCCATTGTTGCTGCTCCACCTGTAGAACCAGTTGTTGTTCGTCCTTCTAAAAATACTCCACCATTTAAGTCTGGAATAACTTGTCCATTATAAACACTATCTGCATCACTAAGAGTTTGACCACTACATTCAACATATCCATCAGGTAAAGTCGGGGTATTTGTAAAAGATTTAAGCCATGCAATAACTGCTCCTATTGGAGTAATTGGAGTTGTAACTGCTGGTTTTATTACAGCATTAGTATCCGTAATAGAATTAACTCTATCAACAATAGGATTAAGTCCACTTACACCAGTTGCATTACTACCAAGAGTACCTGCACTAAATTCTGTTCCACTTGTGTATTGACTAAAAAGTTCTGCCATAATATTTTATATGTTTTTTGATTTAAATAAGTTGATTTATTTTATATATATTAGTTTATTGTTCTACTATTTCTGTTGACCAACTCATATATCCAAAACTATCTGTAGTCGAGCCGATTATTCCTACAGTGTCTCCCTGAGATACAATAAGCGAACCAGTAAGATTTGATGCACTACCTACCGACGATATTGTAACTCCGAAATCTGTTTTACTCCCATTTTTAGTTAATCCAATAAATGTTGAACCATCTACTTTATCTGCCCAAACATAAAATTTTTGAAACTTCGCATTCCTAGTAATTATTGTGGATTTCCAATTTTTATAAACATCCCAATATGGTGAAAATGTTTCACTATTTGAATTTAAACTGCCGTATTTTGTTGTAGCGCCAGATATGACTTGAGCCGCGTTTCCTGTAAATACTGTATTAAAAGATGAACCTGCATCTCCTGGAAGTCCCTGTTCTCCTGTTAGTCCAGTTGAACCTGTTAGTCCCGTGTTTCCTGTCAAACCAATTGGTCCAGTCGAACCTGCAATTCCAGTATTTGTAAGCGTTACAACACTACCATTTAAATAATCGGCAGTCAGTCCTGTACTGGCAACAATTGAGCCGATTTCTCCAGCACCTGTTCCTCCAGGATAGGTACCTGAAATTATAAGATTCCCACTAATAAAAACATTAGAATTAAATTCTATATCTTCACTTCCAGTTAAAGCTAATACTCTATGCTCTATTAATCTGTTTACTATATCTACCATTATTGTTCGTATTTGTTTGCTATTTGAATTTGAAGTTCTCTTGCCCCATCAAAAGTTATTCCACTTATAAATTCAATTTGATACATAGTTGCACCTGAAATTGAATTAAATAATCCAAATTCTGTTAAAGTAGTTCCAGACACCTCTGCTGCACTAAAATCTGCTATATAATTTGATTCATTATCTATTGCACTGTATTCACCTATAAGATTTCTGTCAATCTCACTTACTAAACTTGTCGCACCACTTGATAAAGTTGCACTTCCTGTTCCAATTGCAATATGTGTTGGATATGTTTGCTGTCCTACCATATTTTTTGCTGTTTCTTTTAATCCTATTGTTGTTATCATTTTACCTCCTAATATGTTCCTCCAGACTGTAACAGACTACTACCTAATCCCCATGGTCCCAATACAGCGTGTGGACTATTTAATATATTTGCACCTGGAACATTAAACCTAAAAGGAAAATATGTACCAGACATTGAATAAACTTCATAATGTGATTGAACAGTTGTTGTGTCATCTAATTCTCTTAAAGTTGTAAGAGATCCTTGTAGTCCTGCTGTTTCTAATTCTTTTTGTTTTAATACTAAAGACTTTAAAGTGTCTGATATATTTGAAATTAACTTATTTAACTTAAGAACTAAAACATTATCACTTAAATTATTCACTTTATTGAATTCATATTTAGCATTTATTATTTCATAAGTCTGACTTACTATATTTTGATTTGGAACACTTAAAGTAAGCGTTTGACCTGGAGTTACATTTACTACACCGTTTATTGTAATTTTTCCTTCTATTTTAGGATCTTTATGTTCAGATAAAAAACTACTTGCATATTCACTTACTTCACTATAAGTTTGTATATTCCTATTTACTAATATCTTTTCTTTATGACCATAAGTTGAAATACTCGTTGAGTCGTTTATATTTGCTACAACTGGCTTACCTCTATCATAATCTATTGAAATAGTTTGTCCAGATATTGGAATATTGTCTCCAGCAGCTGCACCACTAACAAATATTACCTGCTTTCTATCATAGTCTACTAAGTATTTTAACCCAAAAACATTTGCTGGATTATCCATTTCATAAATTCCACCAGTAGATTGTAATTCATCATCAAGAAAAACATTAGTATTACTTGGTCTATCATCTAATGTAAAAACACTTCCAGCTCCATTTGCTGTAAATCTATTATTTGCTCCAGTTAATGATCTTTCACCATATGCCCAAACTTCATTATATACTTCACTATCATCTGTTTTAAAACTTGAATTAGTAATTTGATCATCTATGTTTAATCCAGAAGAAGTTGCTTCTTTTTCTTCAAAATGCAAATCTTTATCTTCATCAATATAAAAATAAAAGTTAGCATATTCTGCAAGTTGTATAAAAGAATCAAATATATTAGTATGATTAAAAGTTATTCTTTCTAAATCTATTCCTGTACTATTTACGTTATTAACTGTTATGTTTTCTACATAGCTTTTCATAATATCTTTAACTATTATACTTACTTCTTGGTTTCTATAAACTGTTGGATCTATGTTTGTATCTTGAATAATTGCACCATAATCTCTACCTTTTATTACTAATTTTTCTTTATTTTGTTTTCCATCAAAATTTAATGTTTCTATAATTCCTGTAAATATTTTAGTAACAGCTGTTGTATTTTTGTCTGCATATATAATTACTTCATCGTTAAGATTAAAAGTATCTTTAAATCTTCCATTATGATTATCAAATCTTATTGAGAAATTACTTGTAGCATTATTTGAACTTATACTTTTTTCAACATAAATACTTTCTGAGTCAGTATACTCAGTTCCATCAATAGTAAGTTTTGTATTAACTACCATTAAGAAAATCTAATCTTTTTGTTTAATTCTATTTGGAATGCTTCCATCATTTCATCTGGATCTGTTCCATAAATGTTTTCAATCTGAACACTTATCTGTTGACCACCACCCAAATTTTCTGGATGCTTTGTACCTATTAATGTATCTTGTGGACTTGGCTTTATTATTTGACCTGAACTTGTTACAATAAAATCATTTAGACTCTGAACATCTGAATCGTTTAAATCTTGTGAAGTAGAACCGTTCAATGCTATCACTCCAGCTTTTGCTGCTTGTTCTGGGGTTGCATTAAGATATATTTCTCCTGTTTCTTTATCTGTTGCATTAATTTTACTACCTGATTCTTTCCCAAAGAACTTTTTAAAGGCCTTATACGCAAGAATAGCAGCTCCTAAAGCCGCTATAATAGCTAAGATAGGTGCTAAGACTGGTAATGCAGCTGCTGAAAGTAAAGCAAATCCAGTAGAAACTAATGTCAATCCAGCAGAAAAAGCTGGTAGAATCGCTACAAGCATTAATAGAGGGGCTATCACAACCAATAAAGCGCTTCCTATTGCAAGGGCTGCTACAGCGAACTTTGTAAGAGTCGGATGGTTATCAAACCAACCTATAGTCTTTCCCAAAACATCTACTAATTTTAGGAAGGCAGGAATTAAGGTCTGTCCCATTTGATCTTTAAGCGCATCAAACTTGTTTTTCAGGATTTCCACCAAACTATTTGTGGTTGCATAAAATTTTGCTGCTTCTTCAACTGCAGCAGTATTTGTTTCCCATTCCTTAGTTCCAGTTTCTAGAGTATCTGTTATTAGGTCTCCAGCATTAGATAGAGATAAAAACGATCTAATAAGTCTTTGATCTTCAAGTCCTAAATCGCTTAATGTGTTTATGGCCTGGTCTCCTTGCTTGCCCAAACCAGTTACAAACTTTCCGAATACTTTCCCTGCATCATCCTTCCATGCTTTACCAAATTCTTCTGCAGTCATACCTGCTGTCTTTGCGAATACTTCCAACTTTTCTCCACCCTCTATAACGGCAGTATTTATTCCTATTAGAACTTTCTGAGTAGCTGTACCGCCTGCCTCTGCTTGAACTCCTACAGAACTAAATGCTGCACCTATTGCCAGTACTTGATCGGTAGTAAGCCCAGCTATATTACCTGCACCAGCAATTCTTTGTGCGAAGGTTACGAGCTCGGCTTCACTTGTAGCAAAGTTGTTACCAAGCTCAACTACAACAGATGCCATTTTGTCTACATTCTCTATTGGCTCTTGCATTACATTTGCTATTCTTGCAAAACTTGTTGCTGCTTCTTCTGCTGACAAATTAGTAGTTACTGCTATTCCTGCTATTGTCTTAGTGAATTTTTCAATATTATCTACTCCCTCTACTCCTAATTGACCTGCTATTTCTCCAATTTTACTTAATTCAATAAATGAAACTGGTATTTCTTTACTTAGGTCTACAAATCTTTGTCTCAAATCATCAAATTCAGAACTTGTTAATTCTACTGTTTTACGCACTCCAGTAAATGCTGTTTCAAAACTAGCTGCAGTATTAATTAAACTTTTACTAACTGCTAAACCAGCTACACCAATTGCTGTCATAGCAGCACCTGTAGCCATCATTGTCTTGTTTACACCTGCAAACACAGTAGAATATTTATCCACTGCTTGTATAACTATAGTAACTGCTGCCCCTCCTGTAACACCTGCTAAAAATCCCATTATATTATTTATTTTTTACGTTTTGATTTTCTCATCTCTCTTTCTTTTTTCTTTACTATTATATTACTTTCTTCTATTAGTAAATTAATCTCAAAATAAGTGAGTCTCGGAATATCAAAAAAAGAATATCCTTTTTTATGAAGAAAGGAAACTAATTCTCTTTCAGACTTATATCTTTTTTTTTAGAGTCTTCGAGTATTGCCTTAACTGTTGAACTTTGCATTTCTT